TCCAGGGGTGATCCCCCTGGACTACTTTGAAGTATTGTGAAATTTTTCGAGAAGGATTGTACACATGTGACCGTGAAGCGCGGTCTGTTTAACGAGCGTCCTTTTCGAAGGACGCGGATTGCATCGTTACACGCTATTGAGTACCGACTTGATGTGCAATGAATCTGTTCTATTAAGCTTATTTCAAACTTTTGCTGTTTTACAGATATTTAATTATTCTATTAACCTCGACCTTCATATGTAAAGGTGGAGGCGTTGGTTTTGAATATTTAATATTCTGTATTGTTGAGGTTATCACTATACATTATTGGAAGTGAAAATTTCCTCAATCGAGGAGAGTTTGGCGTTTTCAATTAAAAACGCATTTTCTAGATAAGTGTCAAGAGGCTCTAACGAACTTGATATTGATACTTATTTTGCACTATACACTTGTATTGTTCTGAATGCCATATAGGCCCAACGGAACAAATTGGTGTCTGGATGAATTTCCAGCTAGACCACTCTAGATCTGTGATTTTGTGCTTTTTAGGAAAAGTAATATCTAAAGTTTTTCATGGTTTTTCCCAGAGATAGGGGAGCTGTGTGAAGTTTCCACAGTTCACTTTAAATAAACCTTGTTTTCTCAAGAATGTTTACTTTTAATAATCTTGAATCTTCGGTCGTCAGACCAAAAAATGTACCTGAATCTGCGAGCTTCTCGCGAAAATTGTCTCGCAAAGCATTTCAATCTGTTTTGCCAGATATTTCTTTTCTTGAGCGTCGCTTGAATAGTGACGTTCTTCTTACTGACTTGTGTGAGTTTGAAAGTTACTTCACTCAGGCATTGAGCAACTTTTCTACTACCTTGGTAGATAATGGTATTGCTCTGCTTGTGCTGATTTTTAAACTTTTTCGTTCCACTAACTCAGTTGATATCTTTCTAGCATGCTATGATTTTGTTCGTAGTATACTATCGAGAGATGTCATTATTTCTAATTTGAAAAGCATTTATTCTTTTATAAGTGAGACTCTTCAAGTTTTCCTTTTACGGACTGTAGTTGCAGAATCGAAGTTAGTTGACACTTTGGAATCCCTTCAGGGATCTTTCTCAGTTGTCCTTTCTTCTGATCTGGCTACGGCCTTTAGGAATCTTGTTGTATCTCTTGCTTCATTGAAGTTATTTGACTTTTCAACGGCAAAGAAAATTCATACTATGTTTGGTAAATCTCAGTCCCAGTCCGGTTTGGATTTGTGTGATGAGATATTATCTTCTGTCGTTAAGATTTTTTCTTTTGCTGATCGTTTGATTGCAGGTGAATCTTTTTCTGACATTTTGTCAGCTAAAGATCCAGTTGCAGCATTTACTTCTCGAGCTTCTGAGCTTGAATTTTATCAAAATCTTACTTACAATGGTTTGCCTGTTGAGGGCAAAATTTGTAGGCGAGATTTTGCTTCCCGCCTCAAGTGTTTATTGAGGGAAGGAGACTCACTCTTGAGTGTTCTTCCTCAAGCATCTTTGGCTCGTAAGACTGTTGTCTCTCATCAATTTCGATTGAAGACTATGCAGTCTCATGTTCTCAATTCTATGGCGCAGCGAACCAGACCAATGCCTTTTTGCATTGCGATAGTTGGCTTGCCAGGAATTGGTAAAGGACTCTTGGTTGATTATGTCTCTCATATTTGGTCAAGAGTTAAAGGGCGTGAGTTTTCTGATACTCACGTCTATCACCGCCAGGCTACCGAAGAATATTGGTCTGGGTATGAACCCTTGTCTCAACCGATAATTCACTATTCGGAGCCAGGTTCTCTAAATCGAAATATTGCTCGTTGTAGAGGTGATCCAGTCATGACGGAATTTCTTTCCGTTTGTGACAATCAACCCTACATGTGCAATATGGCTGACTTGGAGAGCAAAGGCAAAGTTTATGCGATGCCTGAATTATGTGTTATAGATTGTAATGACCCAAACATGAATCTTGATGTTCTGTTAAACAACCCTGCTGCTGTTAAGCGAAGGATTGTTTATGTAGTTCCCCAAGTTAAAGAGGAATTTAAACAGAGCGGTTCATGCCGTCTTGATGTGGATAAGTCTTTGCAATCTGACACCCCCATGCTGGATCGGTGGTATTTTAATGTCTTTAATATGGAACCTACCGATCTTAAGAATTCTTTCAAGAAAGATATTTTGCGTAAGGGTGATATTTATGAATTCTCTGATTGTGTTTCCCAGTTGTTCCATAAACATGTGGAGGTACAGGAAACACGCATGGAAATTTCCAAATCATTGAATGTGAAAGAGTACGTTGCTGAATCAAAAGAGATTGAGAGAGTGCTTGATGACATGCAACCAGTCCCGTATTGGTTATACCTCAAGCAATTTTCTCTCCCTCTATTGAATTCATTTTTTAATTACTTTCTTTCACTTTGCTTTGCAATTTTTCTTGTATTTGTTTGGTTTTTTCCGAACAATTTTTTCTATAAGAGCGCTAGTGTTTATCTTTTGCAAAATAGATGTAAGTTTTATCTTGCGAAAGGTGAACATTATTTGGAAGTGGTAAAAAGTTCGTGCGGTTTTAAGTCAAATTATAGAGGCCAATCCGTACCCACTTTCTCAACATTCCATTATATTGCGTTCTTTTCTTCCTTGATAATTATTTATAAATTATACAAGTCATTTACTAAGATAAGTTGTCAGGGCAATATTGTTTCTTCGCGCAAAGAGCGGACAGTGGATGAGATCAACTCTTTTCTTTTTAAAAAAGAGTTAGACACTCAGTGCACCGTTCCTTCTGTGAAGAAGAAGAATTATACAGATGTGGACTGGGATAATATTCCTCGTCCCATCATTTCATCTATTACGAAACAAATGAGAGATGAACGCCAACAGTGTATGTCTAGGGTCCTCAAGAATGTTAGATTTGCCGTCGTCAGTGGTAAATCTAAATCTATGGAAACTAGAATTCTCGGAATCACGGAAGATATAGCTATTATTAATAAGCATTCTTTGCGTGGTTCTTCGCCATGGCAAGTTGATGTCTCCTTGAGAGAGAACTTAGATCTAAATGTTACATCTACTATCGTGACTGATACAGAATTTACTGACATTACAGATGATCTGTGTTTGGTTCGCTTAAGGGGCACAAAATTTAAGAACATTATGTCTCTTTTTCCTGATGACTTATTAAATGTTTCACACTTTGGTGTTGAGAGTCAGGTTGCTGGTTATGATACTATTAGTTACCCCCATTCAAATTTTACTGTGAATTCAAAAGATGGGTCGTATGTGATACATAATGGTGTTCAGTATGATTGGCCTCATCACCGTGAAGGAATGTGTGGTAGTCCCCTTTTTGTGTATATACAAAATGCGACATTAGTTGGAGCTATACATGTGGCTGCAGCACAAGGTACTACTGTTGGTTTTGCCCAATTGTTAAGTAAGCCACAACTGGTTACCGCTCTTAAGTCTCTCCACGAGAGTACAGTTGTGCTTCCCGTTAATGCAGAGGGATGCTTAAGATTACCTAAGTCGATTACCGGTGTGGGTGATGTTCCAGATAGATCTCCTCTGCGTTATGAAGATTGCCCAGCTCTTTTCGTTCAAGGAGGATTAGCAGGTTATACTGTAATGCGCCCAAATAATTCGAAAATTGTTTCTACACCTTTTGTGCATGAGACAGATCGATTATTAGGTGTCTCACCTTTTGATGAGAATGGACCTAAATATGGTCCTCCCCCTATGGTAGGCGGTGTTTGTCCAGATGGCAAGTGGAAAGCACCTTATAATCATTTTATTAAAAAAACCGGTAAGGTTAAGAAAAGCCTTAACCCTTCTTTTATGAAGAGGACCAAAGATGTTATCGTTAATCATCTTTTGAAGGGCTTAAGGAAGAGGGGTGTTAAGAAACTAGCTCCTTTTACACTTGAGGTTGCTCAAAATGGATCTCCTGATAATTTTTACACTCGTTCTATGAAGACATCAACCTCTGCAGGATGGGCTTGGCCAGGTAATAAAAGAGATCATGGAGAAGTTTGTGAAACGTCATTTGGTGTCATAGGTTTTGATCCTTCAAGTGACGTAAAAGAACAGGTCATGGAACAACTCCTGGCGTATGATAAAGAGGAGGATGCACATCCAATTTTGGGTGCACAGTTAAAAGATGAGCCTCGACCCTTTAGTAAGATTAAGGACAAGAAAACACGTGTTTTCTGTATGAGTCCTTATGAGGCTACCTTACTCAATCGAATGTATTTAATGCCTTTCTATACTTTAATGGTGGAACATGGGGATTTGTTCCATACTTCAATTGGAATCAATATGCATTCTTGTGATGTGGACAGTTTCGTAACCTCTCTACAAGGGTTTGCAGATGAATTTATGGAGGGAGATTATGGGGGCTACGATACGTCTATGCCATTAGACATAGGCTTAGTAGCCAACTCTATAATTTACGATGTGTTAAAAGCTCTTGGTTATAATTCTGACGCTTTGAGAGCAGTTAAAGGAATTCTTAGTGACAATTTATATCCTTTGATAGCCCTACAAGGTAGCTTATTTATGGCTCCTGCATTACAACCTTCTGGTAAATATGCTACTGCTGAGGACAATTCTCTGCGTGGACTTGTTATGTTGGTGTATTATTGGATACATCAGCTTTCACATTCAACTTGGAAACTCAGTGATTCCGATTTTTTCAAGATCATGAAACCGTGGATTTATGGTGATGATTTTGTGTGCGCAGTGAAGAGAGCTTATCGAGAGTATTTTAATAACTGTACATATCAGACGTTTTGCCAGGAAGTCTATGGTATAGATTTTACTAATGCTCAAAAAACTATGGAAATGAAACCTTTTTTAAAAATTAAAGAGATATCTTTTTTAAAAAGGACTTTTGTTTACCGTGAGGACTTGGGGCATTGGGTTGCTCAATTAGATAAGAATTCATTGATGAAAGCTATTGTTTATGCTTTACCATCCAACTCAGTTCCTATTGAGCAACAAGTTACTGAAGCTTGTGTTTCAGTTATGAGGGAAATGTTTTTTTATGATGATGAAAATGCATATACCCTCCGGAGACAAGATTTCATTGACACTATTTCGCGGTTATATAATCGAGATGTTATGTCAATTGAGAAATTATTTCCAACATTTGATCAAATTAAAGTTAGTCTCTATCTGACAGCTGAATCAAGAGAGAGACAGTTATCTGATGAGACTGTTCTGTATTGTGATCATTTTCAAAGTCTCCATGCAGAATTCAGTGCTGACGAACTACAGTATGAAGGAGTGACCTTGGAGCCAGACCAGTACTCCGACATAGGGGATTGGCTGTCCGCAGAGATGTTTGATCTCCTCCCGGCGGATACTTCAGAGATGGAGAGTAGGGGAGATAGTTCAACTCAACGTGTTTAATAGGTTAAGAGCACGGTGAGTATAATTACTACCTGGTAAATTACTACAAGAATTTTTACGTACCCACAGGAAGATGAATCCTGAAACGGGTAACTCGCAATTGGACAGTTTGACTTTGGATGAACTGTTAGCGGATGATATGCTAAGAACTAGTAAATTATCCAACTTATGGCGTAAGCGTGTAGCTGCACTTTCTTATGAAAAGTCCTTTCAGCGAACAGCTGAACTCATCTCTTCTAGGGAAATGCGAAGGTCTTACAAGGATCTTGCACGCTTAAGATCTCATACAGCAGGCTTGCCGATTATAGCTGAGTCAGCTGAAAGAGATAAGGGGGAAATGCATAAAAATGATCTTCCTCCTGAAGTTGTTGATCGACAGAATGTAGCAGATATAGCTGGTGAGACTATTAAAGATGTCTCTGCTGGCGAAATGCAACCTTCAATCGAGAACGGACTTGACATTAAATTCTCCTTGGGTGAGTTCCTAAGGCGTCCAACTTATTTAACAAATATAACATTTGCTGAGTTGGGTGCTAATAATTGGAATTTCTTTAATCCTTGGGAGTTATGGTCCAATGATCCTTCTATTAGGGCAAAATTAAATAATTTTGCTTATTTCAGAGGTGATTTGCATGTTCAATTTACCGTAAGTGGTACTCCATATGCTTATGGCAAGTTGATGGCAGGTTTTATACCTTATGCTGATTACAACGATCTGTGGCAAGGCTATCGCACAGTATATGCGAATGGTGATGCCACTGATGGTTATAATTGGGGACCATGTATGATGTCTTATGTTTCACAACAAGAAGGTTCTTTGGTTCTTGATGTTAATGAAAATGAACCTGTTGTTATGAAAATTCCTTTCTTGTCTTACAAACAACAATTTAAACTTTTTAACTCGGCAACTACGGTTATCGCAAATTCTGATCCTCTTGAAGATTTTTCTGATGCGGGTGAGATAGCTTTTGGTCCCATTAGGCCTTATCGCACCTCTGATGATAATCAAGAGACTCAGATAACGTGTACCATTTTCGCTTGGGTTGAGAATGCACAACTAGGCAATCCAACTGGCACTGATTTCGATATCACTGCCCAGGCTCGCCCTCGTAGACGTAAGTCTAAAAATAAGAGGGCAGGTTCTCTGAAGGCGGTGATGTATCAGGCTAAAGGTCTTGTTGATGCAGCAATACCTGATGAATATGAGGCCGATGGCCCCGTGTCTTCAGTTGCCTCCGCAGTCTCCAAGTCAGCAGCTGCGTTGAAGGATGTTCCTGTCATAGGTCCTTTCGCTTCAGCTACTAGTGCTATCTCGGGAACTGTGGGAAAGATCGCTTCTTGGTTTGGATTTTCCAAACCAGTGCAACTTGATCCTCCCATTTATGTTAAAAATAACCCTTTTGCTAATGCGGCCACTACAGCTTCTGTTGAGACTACTTATAAGATTTCAGTAGATCCTAAACAAGAACTTGCTCTCGATGTTTCTCTGGGAGGAACAGAGGGTGAGGATTGTATGGCTATTACGCATATAGCTAAAAGAGAGTCATATTTGACTACTTTTAAATGGGATTATCAGGATGAACCTATGACCGACATCATTTGGAGGTCTATGGTTACACCCAAACTCTTTAATATTGGTGCAAAAGTTGCCGGAACAAATGACCAAACGGATTTTGTTGTACAACCAACTCCGATGGCATTTGTTTCAGAGCCTTTTCAATATTGGAGAGGCACCTTGAGGTACAGATTCGAATTTGTGGTCTCGCGGTTTCATCGCGGTAAGATTTTGATCAAGTTTGAACCAAATATTCCTCAAAGTGCGCTGATTGCGACTGGCACCAGTCGTTTGAATCAGCAAAATACAATACTAGTCGACCTTCAAGAAACTCAAGAAGTTGAAATTGATGTCGACTGGGCCACCTGTAAAGCGTGGTGTAAGAATGATTATACTATCTCAGACAGTGTGTCGTGTTTTCCTATTACAGGAGGAGACCAAGACTTGACTGATATAGTTGGTGTCTCTTATGTTAGCGCATCTATTGGTGGTGATGCGGCTAATGGTCAAATCATTATAATGCCATTTACACGTTTGGTTCAACCAAACACTGCCGCTTTCGCGATGGTTAATGTTTACGTTAGCTGTCCTGATTTAGTCGTGGCACGCCCACGTTCATTGGTTCAACGCAGTAGATCTTATGAATACACTGCACAATCTAGTGAAGCAGAGGACGTTAGGACTCTTAATCCTACTGGTGCTAATACTGATCATATATATCAACATCATTTTGGTGAGGCCATACCGTCTTTCAGGAGTATGATGAAGCGTTATCAGACATATTTTCGTACTACTGCTGCTGTGTCCAGTGGCAATAACGAAGAAATTTTTTTTAACGTTATTGGTCATACTTATGACAGGCCTGCGGTCCTCTATGGTAATGATGTTGCCACGTATACGGGAATTCAGTGGACAGATCTGTATAATTATCTGTTCTACTCTTTTCTTGGTATGCGTGGTGGGATGCGTTTCCGCATTCTTCTCATGGGTGGTGGTATTGCTGCTGCCCATGACTATGTGAAGGTTTACTTGCAAAATAATAATGTAACTGATGCTACATCTCTTGCAACCACTGCCTTCTCATCAAGCATTAATCTTACTGACCTTTCTAATAATTTCAGTTATGATATGGAGGGCCAGCAAACTTACTGCTTGGCCTCGAATGGAGGAGTAGAATTTGAAATACCCTTTTATTCGAACAATTTGTTTGTCGTCGCCAATAATAATTCATTTGGCGGTGATGACACTTGGTTGGGTGCTCTGCGTTATGACGCAACATGGTCTAATGATTGGCAAGCATATTTCTCCATGCGTGGTATCACTATGGATGAAGCTGCTCTCGTTGTAGATCGTGCCACAGCAGAGGACTTTACCTTTCTCAGGTTTACTGGCGCTTCCTGGTATGGAATCGCCGCTACACCATGAAGAAAAAATTCAATTGGAAGTATCTCATACTCATCTCTGCATGTTGTGTAGAGGAGCTTCCACCTAAAAATGACGTTCGTATGGATCACTATTTTCATGGTGATAACAATCGACGAACGCCGACCGAGGAGACGGTATATCAAAATGATGTTTCCGACAGATCTAATAATGAAGAATTAGAGCCTGTTGGGGCTCATTCTCCATAATTTAATGTCGGATAATGGCAAGGGAAGGTTCTTAGAATCCCGAGTTTTAGTCATTCTCCATTTCCCAAA